GACGGCTACGGCGACGGCTACGGCGACGGCTAAAAAACGTTTCTGGAAGCAAACGACTGGCAGTGTGGAATCCCGTCCTAACGGTAGCCGCAACGATCAGGAACCAGATGGCAGCCGGGAATAGACCGGCAACTTAATCGGCCTCACGCATCACGGCCCCACGGGGCGGCAGGAGTGCAGGGGCGGCGGGATCGTAACCCGCTCACGAAACGGGAGAAAGAAAGATGCCACACGGAATAACGGTGGAATACCACCACACGATAGAGGGTAAAGTTGTGCAGGAGCATGTGCACAACAAGCCGAAGGAGCCGATGTTCGGTGCGGCCCTTCCGGCAGTGCTGCGCCGCCCGCAGCGATTCGCCAACTACGATCCGCGTCCTGACTTGCCTTTTGAGGACATGGACGACGAGCGCAGGCCGATGTCCATGCTAGTGACTGTGCTGTACGGCGCAGCTTGGGGCCTGGCAATCGTCGGCATAGTCGTCGCCAATTGGGGGCGCTGAGATGAGCCAGAACGACGTTTGCCCGTGCGGCAAGTACAAGGCATACCGCAAGGGCCTGTGCTGGGGCTGCGACGCCGAACTCCGGCGCCATGAGCGCGATTTCGCCGAAGCTGCCAAGGCTGCTGCCGAGTTCGCGGTAACGCCCGAAGAGAAGGCCGCGCTGTTTGCCGAGATGCTTGACGTTAGCGACAGGCGGGCAGCACCGTGAGCAACGCAGAGCAGTACGAAATGCTCTGCACGGTGCTGTGCAAGCTGGTCGACGTCCTCGACTGCGACGAGTTATCCCTGCTCGCGCATTGTTGCGGGGTGCAGATTGCGGATTTTTATCAGCCAGATGAACAGCCGAGGATCGCGGCATGAAAAATATCGCAACCGCATTTGTAAAGGCACAACGAGACTTTGCGCCCGCGCTTAAAACAAGCACGAACCCGCATTTCAAGTCGAAATATGCTGATCTGGCCGCCTGCGTCGAGGCTGTAATTGATGCGCTGAACACCAACGGCATCGCCATGATTCAGAGAACGCACGACGATGAGACCGGCGTGACTGTCGAGACGGTATTCATTCATGAGTCGGGAGAGACAATCGAAAGCGGAAGGCTGCACGTGCCGGCCGCGAAAAACGAACCGCAAGGGTATGGCTCGGCGCTCACCTACGCCAGGCGCTATTCCCTGATGGCTGCCTGCGGAATCGCGCCGGAAGACGATGACGGAAACAGTGCAAGCCGCAAGCCAAAGAATCAAACCCTGACTGATAGCGCCGTCGCTGACTTCGTGGCGACGATAAGCGGCTCCGAGACAATGGACGTGCTCAAGAACGCATTTGCAGAAGCCTACAGGGCCGCAGAAATCGCTTTGGATGATAAGGCAAAGGCTTCCTTTGAAAAGGCCAAGAACGAGCGCAAACAATACTTTATCGACAAGGAGAAAAAGGCATGAATGTATTTACGTTTTCCGGGAACCTGGGCCGCGATGCCGAGCGGCGGTACACAGCTGGCGGAGATTCGGCTGTCTCGTTTTCAGTCGCCGTCAAATCCGGATTCGGCGATAAGGCGGTTACGAGCTGGATCAAGTGCAATCTCTTGGGAAAACGCGGCGAGTCTGTCATGCCGTACCTGAAGAAGGGCCAGCTTGTAGGAGTCTCCGGCGAATTCTCGGCCCGCGAATGGCAAGACAAGGAAGGCCAGACGAAGATCAGCAACGAGGTACGGGTGAATGATGTGCAACTGCTCGGCGGCCGCCCACAGGAACAAGCGACGGAGACAGCGAAGCCATCAAGGCCCGCGCCTGCTCGTGACTTCTCCGACGACGTGCCTTTTTAGGACATCAGAATGACAGCACTATTCATCCTGGCTAAAGAACATCGTGCACTTGCCGACAAGCTGCACGACTTGGACCTTGACGACCAAACGATTGCCGACACGCTTGAAGGAGAAAGCGGCGATCTTGTCGAGAAGGGAAAAAACGTCGCCGCCGTGTTTCGCAATCTCGAATCGGACGCCAAGCAGATCAAGGAAGCCGAGCAGCAATTAGCGGCCCGCCGACAGGCAATCGAGAAACGCGCCGAATCGCTCAAGCAATACCTGAAAACTTCCATGGAAATGGCCGGCATTCAGAAAATCGAATGCCCGTGGTTTGTCGTCAGCATTGCTCAGAATCCGGTGTCCGTGACAGTGGATGACGAATCGATGATACCGGCCGACTATTTCCGGGAAATTCCTGCAAGCCGCGAGATTGACAAGAATCTTGTCAAGGCCTCGTTGAGAGCTGGATTTGATGTGCCTGGCGCGCACCTGTCTCGTGGAACGTCGCTGAGGGTGCGGTGAGTTTTGTTTTATGAGTTTCTGCATGGCGCGGCAGGGCGCGGCTTGGCGTGGCAGGGCAGGGCGCGGCTGGGCGTGGCTGGGCAAGGGCTGTTTTCAGCGGCGAGCGGGCAACCGCTCTCCAGTGCAAATAGTGGCGCGGCGCGGTCGGGCGCGGCGCGGCCTGGCCCGGCGCGGCAGGGCTTGGCAGGGCAAGGGCTGTTTTCAGCGGAAAGGGTTCGCCTTTTCCGATGTAAACCGCAAACATGGAGGATTAAGATGAAAACGTACGCAGTCGAGATAATTGGCAAAACCCCGCTATTGATGCACCACGACAACATCGAGTGGGCAGACTATATGGACACATGGAAAAATGACCCCGGCAACAAGAAAACCAGTAAGGCCGGTGATGATCGTTCCCCGGCATGGCGCTGGCTCGGATGCTGCTATCACGACGGAAAGCGGCTGGCCATCCCGCAGGCCAACATCATGCGCGCAATCATGGAGGGCGGCGCCATGGTGCCAGTTCCCGGCGGCAAAATGGGCAAGACGTTCAAATCACAAACCCAGAGCGGAATGATGTGCGTTGAAACATTCTGGACGCTGGAGACTGCCGAGGGGCGTGTTATCGAGTGGCCAACGCTGGCGGAACTCAACCGGATAGACAGCTTCCCGGAAATGCGCGAGAAGGTTCGGGAGCTTGGATTCGACCTGCTTATCAAGCGCGCCAAAATCGGCACCTCGAAGCACATTCGCGTCCGCCCGGAATTTTCTGCGGGCTGGCGTATTTCTGGGCATATCAGCGTCTGGGATGAGCAGATTACCGGCGATGCGCTCGCCAGCATTCTTGAGTACTCCGGGCAATACAAGGGGCTTTGTGACTGGCGGCCAGGCGGGCGAACCCCCGGCCCATTCGGAACTTTTTCCGCAACTATCAAGGGGTCCTAACATGACCGACAAGACAGAAAACCGCGTTTATTCCTTCCGCGATGGAATGCCAACAGGCCCGGACGTTGCTGCGCTCGAAAAGCGATGGAAGGATATCGCCATAGGTGACAGCGTGCCCTATGAGGAAGTAGAAAAGGAGATAGGGGCAGAGTGGAGGAGCGAACGATTCCGCACTGTAACCACGGCATGGCGCGCCCGGATTATCGAACGCGGCCTCGTTCTGATATGTGAACCTGGCCGAGCTTTTGTCGTCGCAACTGGAGAACAGATAAGCGCGATGACGCACGGGGTGCTTTCGCACATTGGCCGGCAGAGCAAGGCCCAGCGGAAGCGGCTAAGTACCGTGCGGCCCGAGTCTGAAATCGAAAAGCAAACGGTTGAGCATCACGGCCGGCTGATGCTGATGATAGAGCGCGAATCGAAAAAAGCCCGCCTAAACATTCTGCCGAACAGCCAGCCAGATGAGCCGGTACGCATTTCGCCACCGGAGAAGGCCACAGCATGACACTCCAAGACAACGAGCCGCGCTGCCTAGCCTACCTGACAGCCCCGCTCATCAAGAAAATGCCAGACTGGTGCCCAAAGCGTGACACATGCGCTAGGCATCTATCCATCCGAACCGACATGCACATCAGCAAGCCAGTTGAGTTCCGCGTGTGCATGCTCGGAAAGACTGACAAGCACATCGAGGCACAACATAACGTCGAACATGACCGGCGCACGGCGGCTTTATCGCCGGGCGTCCGTGTCGATGGCCCTGTTGGGCCACACGCGGAGGAATGACAGATGCAGCAAACACGGCTTGGCTCACTGATTGAGTCCTTG